ACTCAACGGTTATGATGTTGCCCGCTACCAATGCCTTGCCCAGAATGTTGTCGCCAAATTCAAGTTGATGGAAGCCACCCTCAATTTCCTTTAGAAAGTAAACTGTTGTGTCTGCTTCAACCAATGACAAATCGTCTGCTGGATTGTAGATGGTTGTGGTATTGTTGGAAGATGACTGCTGTACATAAACCTTGAGTGTTGATACGTCAACGTTATTGTTTGGAATGATGTACTTGTTCTGTGCGCTGTACTGGAAGGTATTTCTTAGGGGTGTGCCTTCACGTAGCAAAATCTGATTGAACACATAAGACTGGGTAGTTGCATTGTAGGCAGCCGTTACATCGTCATCTGTGTAGAAATTGTATCTCACACCATCCTTGATACCAAAAAACACTAGCTTACCGGGTAGTGTTAGGAATGGAGGTGTGGTGTTTGTGCCGGTTACAGTAAAGTTGATTGTTGTTGTTGCACATGTGGCTGAACGAGGACGATAACCAATAGAACGAGCAAGTGATATAACAGAATCTCTCTTACTAGCGGAGTCCAAGAACACTTCATTCAACGCAAAGTTTGTGTACATTGCATTGTAGTGGGTATTGTACGCTAAAATGTCCAGAATAACCGAAAGATTGCTACCATCAAAGTCGTAATCGCTAAACGTTGCTTGCCCCTGCAAGAAAGATTTTAGATTCTGCTTGATCTGGTCAAACTCAAGTTCCGAAACTCTAATTCTATTGTTTGCCATTACCTGGTCCTGTCTAGAGTTAACTCTACTGTTATTGGTCTCTGTGTGTTTCTGATTCTAAACACTATTCTAACGAACATCTCGTTGGCGTCAGTATTGAATTTTACTTCAACCTCAATGATCTCGGCACGTGGCTCGAAGTTGTTTAGCACATCGATTATTTCTTGTCTTGCAATGGCAGTTACTGCGGGTGTTGCAAGCTCAAATAGCATGTTGTTTACATTGGACCCAATTTCACTATGGAATGGTCGTTCATAGTGTCTGGTCAAAATAAGATTTTTGACAGAATTTTTTATTGCGTTGTCGTCGTACTTTGCAAAGATATCCTTGGTCGCGGGATGCTTTTCAAATGAAAGGTCGACGTCGCTGAATAATCGGGTGTTTTTAGCCATAATTATATTTATGCCACCCTACTGAAGGTTCCAATGTCGCTGACGCGCTTGTGGTTGTTCATTGTGAACACTTGTTGGCGATTGTTCGCGGTTGTGAAACTGATGTGAATCCACCCATTTCCGCCGGGTGTTAGGTACTCCAACAACATCTGATCGTGTGGAATGATTTGTTGCAGTTCCAATGCCCTTGAGTATAGATCCGCGCGTGATAGACCCGGGAATGAAACGTCCACTGCCTGACCACTGTTATGCTGGCTCTTAGTATTTTCCAGGCGTAGTCCGGAGTTGATACGCATGTTAGGATACTTTTCCTTCAGCGGATCTAGGACATTCTCGCATAGAGCCTTGAGGTTACAGAAGATCTCGTCTGCACGTAGTCCAACGTTGTCTCTAATTTTTCTTGAACCACCATCAGTTAGATCACCAACGGTAAAATACTTGCTCAGTTTCATGCTGGGCTCAAAGTCTTTCTTACCCTCGGGAATACCACATGGTCCGATCTTTTCTTCCACTTTATTTTTCTCCACTGGTGTAGATTCTTCTATTGCTGGCTTGGCTTCGAGTTCTTCTTTTGTGGCGGTTGCGTTTGCTATTCTTTCGTTTTTATATGCTTCAACTTCTGCTGGTGTGCCATCTTCGGGCGTCTCGTATACCGTGCCTGCTTCTTCTTTTCTTGTGTTTACTGTTAGGGGACTTAATTCAGCATCAGTGCCACCTATTGTGCTTATTGTTGGAAGACTTTGTGCAACACCCGAGTTTAGATCTACTCGGGAAGCATCTGCTGCCCAGTTTCCACCTGCGTTCATGTTGATGTTACCCCCGGCATGGAAATTCATGTTTCCGCCGGAAGTGATATCAAGATTGCCTGCTACATTCAATTTTGCATCGCTGTGCAGATTGATTGTAGTGGTACCATGAACCTCAAGATCAAGAGTATTTTCTACTCTAAGAGTCTTTGCACCGTTCACGGTTACGTTTACGTTACCCACTACATGAACGTATCCGTTTCTCTCAAAGATTTCGTATGAATCACCAACTACTCTGTTTACCCGAGTTCCATTATGGTCTATTTCCATGAATGTACCCTTGGTGTGGTACAAATGAACTCGTTCTCTATCTTTGGTATCGTCGAATTCAAACACATGACCCGACTCACTCTGCCAAACATTGTTGAATGGATACTTTGCATTATAGGGAGTTGGAGACTGGTCCCATGTTCCCTTTCCATTTGCCTTTGTTACACCCTTATGCTCGGCAAGTTCCTTGGTGTAGACTATGGTGTTTCGTATCTTCTGATGTCTTGCAAGGCGATTAGTATCGGGTTCGCCGTAATGTGTTTCTAGAGGATATTTCTTATTTGGATCTATAAACCCAGTCTCACCCGTGAACAAACCACGATTTATTTCCGTGGTAGTGGTTGTGCCTGTTTGAGCTTGTTGTGCTTCTTGTTCTTGTATTGACTGGGGAGTCTCTTTTAACTCTCCTGTTTTTGTTGGTACCCCATCCTTGAGGAATAGATTCTTTTCGTATTCTCTTCTTGATGTTAGACCCGCGAGAACTTCAAGCTCACCAGTCTTTGCATTTTTTGCTTTGTTGTATTTTAGAAAGTTCGCGGCAGCAGTTTCGTAGTCACCAGAGTTCAATGAAGATAGAATTTCTGATTTTCTAAATCTTCCACCACCCAGATTGTACGCAAAGTCAACCATGGCATCAAACATGCCCTGGGTAATGGGTACTCTGACACTACTCTTGATTACTGGTTCGAATTCATTCTTTAGTCTTTCACGGACATAGCCAATAGCAACTTCACGAGTGACTTCGGGAGTGTTCTCTGTTACAGCAACACCATTTATGAATGTGGTGCCGTAACCAATAGTCCAAACACCAGCAGAATCCTTGTATGGCTTGGATCTGAATCCTTCTTTTACCTTTAGGTATTCTATCAGTGTTTCTGATGTTGTAAACTCGGAAGCAGATCTTGCGGGGAATGAATTTTGCACTTCCTCGGGAGTCTTTTCTGTTGTTACTGGTGTTCCGTCTTCTGTAGTAACAGGAGTACCATCAGATGAGGTTACTGTTCCGGTAATCTCATATGTCTCAAGAACAGTCTGATTCTTGGATGGAATACCACCCAAAGTACCCACTACGAAAGGTTGCTGGCGATCATTGTCCAGATACTGAACGATTACACATGTGCCCTCAACTACACCAACAGGAGCGGTACCAATGCCATTCATTGCACCACTTGTCGTGGGTTGTACTTTATACGCCCAGGGTAGATCCTGTGTTGGTAGGAGTGCTTTGTCGTGCGTGTGCAGTCCTAACACTCTAACACGAACTCTGCCCAACATCAATGGGTCATCTCTATCTTCTACGATGCCGATGTAAAATGCTGGTGTAAATAAATTAGAATTCATGGTTTTGTGCTTGACTTGTGCTTGACAACGTATAAAATCACCGTGTACCCCGGAGAATGATTAATACTTCTGATATGAATCACGTATTAGTTCTAGATTACAGTAATGAGCATCTGCAGATATTTCGTGTGACAAAGCAGAAATAAGATACTTACCAGAGAACATGGGATCATACATCTTATCTATGTTTGTCTTACCACTTATTGATTCGTTGGAATAGACTTTGAGGTCTATGATGTCACCAACCTTGTAACAAGCTCTGCCAAAGACTTTGATATTTGTTTTGAACGACTCCGCTCTCTTTAGTAAAGCAGATCTTCTCATGTTCTTATCAAACGGACCGGGAACTGTATTGGGATAGAGACTTTTGTGCCCAATCTCCGTCATTAGCTTCGCTAATGGAAGAAAGATTGTTTGGCTTTTTACCGATTTTTCTGTGTTTAGAGTGTTGCCCTGGAAGTCAGACGTTGCATTTCTTTGTAGGAATCTTAGTCTCTTTGTCTCAACATCATAGTGGTACAGAGCACTTCCGTACATTCCTGTTTCCAATCTATCGATGTAGTCGTACATTCCCTTTGTTGACATATCCAGAACTCGTTTGTATACGCCTGTTGGGTCCGGAACACTCTTTCCGTCTGTGTTTGACTCACGAATTTTTTCATCACGTACGAACTCTGCTATGGGTGCTTGTTCATACAGTGCGTCCATTGACACAAATGCAAACCCGTCTCGGTTCTCAAAGAACACGAAGTTTGGATTCTTTCTGTCGTTGTACGCTTCACCTGCAAGGTAGAACAAATTCTGTGCGGGAGTCCAGAAATTACTCGTATAAACACAATTGTTCGTGGTTTGCTCAACGATTGTTTTGTTCTTGGTGTTCAGATACTGGTTGGAGGTAAGCAACTTCTTTGCTATGTCAGATACAGAGCCACGGAATGTCTGTGATATCTTTGTGTTCATATCCACGAATGCATCAAGAGACATAAACATTAGCTCAATGATAGCGTTCTTTTGTTTTAGGTTCTCGATTGATTCAATTTTGTAGATGTGAAATGTCTTGGTAAACTTGAACTCGTCTCCTGTGTGCGCGGGCGTTTCATAGTTTATCTCAATAACCTCCTCGCCCAGAAAAGGCAACAGAGTGTTGATGGCTATGCTGTCGGAAAGAATAATACTTCCCGTCACAAAAGCACTCATGATGTCCTCGTATATTGTCAGGGATACGAAAACTTTTGAAACATCAATAAACTTACCAGAACCGTTGAGAATTCTGATGTAGTTTACCTTTATGTCACCAG